CCTACGTTGTACTTCCGCAATTTCCGATTTCCGCATCCGAAGCCATTCCTCCCAGAACCATAAGGTCGAAGATGGATACAGGCTATGACAAGATCCGGGTCCGGCATACATGGTCTCCCGCGAGTTACACCTGTGCGTATGCTGTTACTGCGGCGATGAAAGTGCTCTTGGACGAGTTCTGGAGGTACGATACCCTGCAGGGAACCGTTGCTTTTACATGGCCGAACCCGTATACTGAATCGACTTCTCCCGTCAAGTTTGTAGGGGCTCCGAGGTATACGGCTAACGGACAGGAGTTCATTGCGAGTGTTGTGGTGAGGGCGACAAGTTGAGTGCGCAGTATGGGGCGAAGTCGCCGCCTAAGAACGGAAATTTCAAAGAGGAGACTACCTAGATGGCTACATGGCCTTCAACTCTCCCTGCCCTTCCCCTTCAGGATAACTTCTCCGAGCAGAGCGCGGATGGAGTTCTCCGCTCCAAGGAGGGCGATCCCACTGTAGAGCGCAGAAGGTACTCCGCCGTTCCGACTGCTGTGACTCATAGTTTAAGGCTTTCCCGCGCGCAGAAGGCATACTTGGATACGTTCTACTACACGGATTTGGCCGGAGGGGCGATTCCCTTCGATTACACTGATCCTTTGACAGGAGATTCCTTGTCCGTGAGATTCCTGGAGCCTCCGGACCCTCAGTTGCTCGGATTTGAGGTTCTCGCTTCTCTTTCCTTGGAGGTATTACCTTGAGCCGAGCCACAATTTCCGACGCAGCCAAGCTGGCAATGCAGGCGGCGCAGACTTTTGCGCAGACCCCCACCCTTCTCGAAATATACTCCGCCGAGGCCGACTTTATTACGCTGGTTGGCGCAAATACAATCTACTTCTGCAACAACACCGAATCCATCACTTATAGCGGTCATGTGTATCTTCCCTTTCCCTTCTCCATCCAGTACCCCGGAGAGACCGACGACAGCATCACCAATGCAAGGATAACAATATCTGCCGTCGATCAGCTCATTATTTCGGCCATACGAACCCTCGTAAACTCCCCGACAATACGCGCCCGTGCCATGTTCTTCCCCAATGACGGAGTGGGGGACTTCGAGGAGATGGTGCCTTGGGAGTACTCTTTGAAGGCCGTCACGTACGACGTGAACACGGTATCCGGAGATCTCGTATACGAGGACAGACTCGATAACCAGATGGGGCCGGTAAGGGCCACCGCGCAGAATGCTCCGGGGTTGTTTGGTTGAAGCAGAGGGAGCATAGGCTGTGCTGAACGTATCCTTATATACCGGAATACCCTTTGTCCCTCACGGGCGTACACTGGAAGGCTGCGATTGCTGGGGCCTCGTCAGACTGGTTCTCAAAAACGAATATGGAAAAGACCTTCCTTCTTTTGCCAGTTCTTACGGGGAGCCGGAAAAGGAGTGGCTGGCCGAAGTGGTCGATAACGCGATAACATCCCTCCGCCCGACGAAAGTCGATGTCCCCGCCGAAGGCGACATTGTTCTTATGACCTTTCGTGGATTTCCTTGTCACGTCGGCCTTTACGTGGCCCCCAATAACGTGCTACATTCAGATATCCTCGGGCGGGATTCCTCGCGTCTTTCCCGCCTTTCCGACATAAGGATTGCATCCAGGGTCAGAGGGTTTTACCGCGTAGTGTAGTACCGAATAGTATAGCACAGGAGCCAGTATGCCCAGAGTAGTCGCCTTTCTTCACCCTCTCATGTCGGAGCGGAAGATCCTCGAAGTTGCGGAGGGGCTCTCCGTAAGGCAGGCTCTGGATTCGATAGAAGGACTGAAGAAAAACAGCTCTTTGTTTGTCGTCCTGAATGACGACAGATTGCCTGAGGAGTCGTTTGAAGCTACTGTGCTAAAAGATGGGGATACCCTCCTTGTCCGTGTCGTACCTGCGGGAATCCCGAATCCGAATTCTTCGGGTACGGAATCCGAGGGATTTTGGGATGCCCTTCTCATAGGAGGAGGAACGCTCATTGCGGGCATCGGTCTTGCGACTTCGTTGGCGTTTAGTTGGACCGGCTTCGGAGCCGTCGTAGGCTACGGGCTCATGTCAGTCGGCGGTTCCATGATTCTGTCAGCATGGGCGGAAACGGCGGATACCGGAGACCGTAGCACGGAGCGAAGGAAGGACGTATCCGGAGCCTCCAATTCAGCCGAGCAAGACGGCCCCGTCCCTATTGTTTTCGGAAAGCACCTCCTCACTCCCTCCTATTGGACAACTCCTCACACCTCAATATCCGGTACGGATGGGGAAGACAAGTACGTCCATATGCTCTTCGCCCTCGGTTATGCGGACAAGACGAGATCCGATGGGAGCGTGAAGGTCTCCGACATCAAGTTCGGGGATTCTGTTGTGGCGTCCAACGTAGGAGACAGACGCAATACCGTAGACGCAGCCTCCCAGATCGATGTTACCACAGGGACGGTGGGGACTGTTGAGGTCTCCATTCACCAAGGCTCTGCCTCTGCAAAAACATACCTCGACCTCCTCGGAGTCGGGAAGGTTATCAAGGAGCAGAATCTCAATCTTCCTCTTGAAAGGTGGAGAGCAGAGCAAGGATCTACCGTAGGAGCCAAGATTTTTACGGGATCTGTGACTGCGGATGATGAGATGGACGGTTCTATAGGTCGTCGTCTGCAATTTACAGGAGTTGCAGGTTTTTGGTCAGGATTGGAGTATGGTGCAGGAGCGGTGAATATAAGCGGCTTTACCAATGCCGCGTATAACGGATCTTTCGGTATTGGTTGGTTCAGTGGAAGCCGTCTTATGTCCTCCACGGCTTCGGGAAAAGTGACAGCGGAGACCGCCAACATAACCGCGTATCAAGGAGCCAGTTCCCTCACATTCGCCGTGGATTCCACCACGCGCGCAATAACACGGAACTCCGGAAGCTTCCTCTCCTACGACGACGATGTGAAGTATGGTGCCTTGCAGGTAGGTGATTTTGTGACCTACTCAAGCCCCGCGAATTCATGGACCTTCCCCGTTTCCTACGTAGCCCCCAACGGCCTTTCATTCAAGGTCTCGGGTTCAGGGACTCTCGTGACGGAAGCAGCCACAGGGCTCGCCCAATATACCTCATCTTCCTCTCCCGTAATCGAAACCTCGAAGAAAACAGAAGATATCTCTGTAGAAATTGAGTTCCCTTCCGGACTCATAGGTTGGGCAGGAGGAGACAGGAATCCCTGTACCACAACCGTAAAGTGGTACTACCGCCTGAAAAACTCCGTCCCGTGGATCGAAGGCACTGCGTTCTCCGGTTCCTCCTCCGGAGTGTTCACCAAGCAGATACCCCATACGATCAGATATACAGGGACCCAAACAGGTCTGACTTCCGGGCAGTACGAAGTCCGCGTACAGAGGGAAACCTTCGATGCGCAGAACAGCGACCGCACGGACGCCGTGGTCTGGTCCGCTCTCCGCTCCATCACGGGCCAGAATACCGTAGGCTTATCCGACGACGACATGAAGGGCGTGTGCTTCCTTGCAGTCAAGGCCCGGGCCTCCGAGTCCCTGTCCGGATCAATCGAGAAACTCAATTGCGTTGTTGAGCAGGTGTATCGGACGTACGACGGCGCGGGCTCCGCGATAACGGACTGGTCTGTCGATGCCGACGAGACTCTGAGTACCAACCCCGCTGCCGCCTTCCTCCATGCTTTGACCGGCCCCATCAATCCGAGACCGATCACGGATACAACGAAGATAGACCTTGCCGAGCTTGGGGTTTTGTACGCCTATTGTGTGACGAATGCCTTCCAGTTCAACCGTGTCTACACTTCCGATACGACCCTGCGTCAGATGCTCACGGAGATCCTTGCCTCTTGCCGTTCTTCATTAACGCTGAAAGATGGGCTGTACTCCTCTGTCACAGACAAAGCACAGACAACGATTGTGCAGCACATCTCTCCCAGGAATTCCTGGGGATTCTCCGGAGCCAAGAGTTTCGAGAAGATGCCCCATGCGTACAAGATCAAGTTCATCAACGCGGCGGAGAACTGGGCCGAAGATGAGCTGGTCGTTCTTGACAACGGGTACAAGTGGGATACTGACGGGGATGGGGTACTGAGGGACTATACAGGAACATCTGCTCCTGCCAATACCCTCGCATCCGAATTCGAATCCCTCTCCGTGAAAGACCTCGGAATGACGAATTCTGCTGCCGTCAAGAAATTCGGGAGGTACCTCCTTGCGTGCCGCCGCCTTCGGCCTGAAACCTTTACCGTCAACCAAGATTTTGAATCCCTTGTCGTAACGCGCGGGGACCTTGTGCGGGTGTCCCATGACGTTCCGATGTGGGGCCTTGCACAGGGAAGGATCAAGAGCGTAACGTACGGGAGCGGCGGGAACGTAAGCTCCTTCATTGCGGATGAACTGTTTCAGTATACGACAGGGGAGAGTTACTGTGTCAGAATAAGGACTGCGACCGGAAGTGAGTATGCGACCATAAGCAACCCCGGAACCTCGCTTTCAAATACCGTCACTCCTGTCGGTGTTCTTACCTCCGCAGTTGAGTCGGGGCAACTTGTTTTCTTCGGGGAGACTGCTTTTGAATCCACGGAAGCTTTGGTTGTCGCCACCGAGTTGAACGACGACTTCTCCGCAAAGCTGACGTTGGTGGAATACAACGCGGGAGTTTATACAGCAGAGGCTGGAATAGGCGCTCATAATTCAAGGATCACGAAGAATGCTTCCTTGGTTCCTGCTCCTGTGGTGAGGGCTGTGGTCAATACCATAGAGAGGAACTACGCGCAGCAGAGCCCGGGGGCTCAGGCTGTCGATATGGCGCTGACGCAGGGGGAGGGGGCAGGGTCCATAGCGGTGGACAAGACCGCTGTATGGGCTTCCCTTGTAATTGCGAACGCAACAAACAACGCCGTCATAGGAGATGAGTTTCTCGATGACTCCACCGGGCCTCTCCTGATTTATCGATGCACAGTTGCCGCACCTTCTGTTACTCTGGCAAATTCGACACGAATAAAAGCCAAGCAATACGGAGACGTTGCAAATTCCACAGAGTTGGCTGCTCTTACCGGGGAAATATACGGGGATACTGTGTATATGACGACCACTTCGCAGTGGTACAAGTATACGACGACGTGGATTGTTGACGGGGTGTCGATAGGGGGGACTGCAACAACAATAGTAGCGTCCAATGCTCCGCGTTATAGGGGAATAGGCCGTCTCGCGGCTACAGGAACCGCGAACTTCGCAGGCTATGAAGTGTCCGCCTCCACCTTTGTCGGGGGCGTGATAACCGTGAATGGAACGGTAACAGCCACAACCACGATAACTCCGAACGTCAATGACTGGATGCTTAACTACTACAATGCCGGAGTCTCTACTCTTGCAACTTTCCTGTGGAGCGGAAGTGCTTGGACACAGACAGGAGTCACAGGAGAGATGCGCTCTGCAGCACTTGAAGATATCTTCAGGCTCAATTGTCTGGCTACCCCTATTGTGATTACGGAAGGGACAACGTACATAGAAGCAATGATCTACAGGCTCTTTGCGAAGTATGTGAAAATATTGACGGGCGGAAGCATAAGAGGAGGCGACAGGTATGACGAAAGCGGCTCGACTATTGATGGGACTAAGTCTGGGTTTTATATCTCGGCCAGCGGCTCCTGCAAGGTCGCTGGCATGGAGTTTGAAGGCTCCCAAGGGGGTGGGGTGCAGTGGGGCGGACCCTCTCTGGTGGGGGCGGAGCTGAATATTGCGGGTATTGGGGTGCTTGCATTGGCCGCGCTTAACGGAACTGACGTTGCGTTCATTGATGAGACAAATGAAGACCTCCGAGTCTACAGATGGTCGGGGGCTACTTGGAGTATGGTGGGAGCGGAGCTGAATATCGCGGGAGCAGGTCAGCCCGCTCTAGCTGCACTTAACGGAACTGACGTTGCGTTCATTGATGAGACAAATGAAGACCTCCGAGTCTACAGATGGTCGGGGGCTACTTGGAGTATGGTGGGAGCGGAGCTGAATATCGCAGGGATCGGCACGCCTGCGCTCACAGCTATCAACAGCACGGACGTGGCTTTCTTTGATAGCACCAACGCAGACCTCCGAGTCTACAGATGGTCGGGGGCTGCTTGGAGTATGGTGGGGGCAGAGCTACATATAGCAGGGGCAGGGGGTCCAGCACTCGCTGCGTTGAACGAAACTGATGTGGCTTTCATTGATAGCTTTAATGAAAGTCTTTGTGTTTATCGTTGGTCAGGGAGCGCTTGGAGTTTGGTGGGTTCGGGCTTTAGCATAGCAGGAATAGGTAACTGTGCGTTAACTGCTTTGAACGGAACTGACGTTGCGTTCATCGATTCAAACAAAGACGACCTTAAAGTCTATCGTTGGTCGGGAGTGACTTGGAGTGCTGTTACCGATGCAGGAAAAACAGGACTAGGAGGAGGTTATCCTGCTCTCTGTTCCCTCAACGGCACGGATGTTGCTTTTATTGACACTACCAATGAAGACCTCCGCCTCTACCGCTTCCAGTTCGCTCTTTCCAAACCCTACTCCCGGACCCTGACCGGCTGACCCCTTACTAAATAGCACAGGAAGGATGGACATCCCCCCTCTCCTGTGCTATACTCTCCCCCATAGACACCCCCTTAATCCGGAGGCCCAAGAATGGATGCAACAGAGCTGATGCGTTTCGAGTCCCTCGAAAGACTCGCGGAAAGCCTCGACAAGAAAATACGGGAACTTGAGCTTGTCCTTGTGCAACTTCCCCCTGCCATTCAGTCCCTTCAGACTTCGGTTTCCTGCCTCGAAGGACAAGTCGGCGTCATAGAGAACGACCTTTCCGCAAGGGAAGAGCGGGACAAGAACATTGACAGGGTTCTTGCGGAGATCAAGGAGATGCTGAAGACCTACACGGATGAGATGAAAGAAGCGTTCCGTGTATTGTCGGAGCGCATCGGAACCATAGAAAGCAGGCCATCGAAGATGTGGGACGCCGTTGTTTTCGCCTTTGCCGCAGCCATCGGAGGCGGGGTATTCGCTTTGGTGGGCAATCTGTTCCCTCAGAAATAGGAGCAAAAATGACCGCAGTTTATGCAGACCTCTTTAACAAATGCACCCATGGGCCTTGGAGGACATCCCCCCTCGATGCCCAGTGGCGTCTGGATTCCGATAACGCCCTCTACTTCCAATGTTCCGCCAGCCCTTCTGACTGGAAACACAATTTCCTGTTCTGCCCGAAGGCGGTACGCGCGTACAAAGGTTCCCGCTGGTACGCCCACGAGGGCTTCCTCCGCCTGTGGAAGTCCGTACAAGACGAAATCATGTCCGCCCTCTCGGGCTCCACCCCCTCCATCGTTGCAGGGTATTCCCAAGGCGGCGCTCTCGCTACCCTTGCCCATGAGGACCTGCATTTCAGAGGCATACGCCCGAATACTGTTACCTTCGGCAGTCCGCGTGTTGTATGGAATCCCTTCAGACTGAACAAAGAAATTGACAAACGTTTCCTTCAGATATATAATATTGCTGTGCAAGGAGATATCGTGACGAAAGTACCTCCGGCAGTATTTGGCTACGTTACCGAAGGAAGGACGGCTAGGATAGGTCCCTTATCCCTTCCCTCCGCAACCAATCATGCGAAGTATAGGGAGTACCTTGAGTGAGCCTACAGCCTTTTCTTTCAGTAAAAGCCCTGATATCAGACTATCTGAGGAACAAAGGAGCCCTACGTAAAATGAAATGGACATTCCTGAGAAAAACGGAAGAGTTGATAGTGGATACCGGAACCGTCTACAACGGAATTCCGCAGGTTCTTGTTTTTCATTGTACCTCGGATGTCCGGAATGAACTGAACGGGAGGCGAAAGCTCCATGATCCGCGAGAGGTCGTGCGCACGATTCCCGGAGCCTATCCGTATATGCCACGGCCTTTCCCCCTCACCGACGGTAGCAGGGAGTGGGAAATCCTCGGAGTCAGACGAAGAGAGACTACTGATCCTGAATATGGGTATCTTGGACCTGCCTTCATCCGGACCGATGCTGAGATTATGCTGCCTATCTGGAAACTTGACAAAGCCGGAGGCTATGAAGCCGAGACTTTCGGGATCGTCAAAGATGTCGGATACGGGTTTCACTTCGCACGGGATTCCAAGACCACGCAAGGATGCGGTAGACTACGCTCCGAAAAAGATGTCCTTGCGTTGGCGGAAATCGCGGAAAAAGAATTGGCTACCGGAAGGAAAATCTTCCTTGTGGTGAAGGATGAGTGAGATCCTGTTTACGCTCGGCGGCATTTCTTGAATAGCGCGGTAGCCCACGGGAGGCTGATTATGTCAGGAAGATATGCGATCTTTGATCCTGCCAACTCCATGCCCGACCACTTCGAGTCCATTATTGACGATCTTGCGACAGGCAAGTGTGTAGAGCTTCCGGGGCACGATATGCCTTGGTGGGAGATGATGGAACTCAGCGATGAGATGGACGACGCGGAATTCTTTGGGGAGGACTAGATGAAGGCGTTACTTGACTTCTCTACTTGTCTGCGTGAAGGTCTTTCCGATACTCCTTTTTCCATACGCAGGGTCCTTGCCGCAGTGTTTACCCTCAATTTCGTAGGCTCTTCCATAGGAGTGTTCTGCAAGCTCCCCTATTTCCTTTCGGTAGAAAGTTGGATCATCCTCTCCCTTGTACTCGGCGGGCTCCTTGTAGTACCTGTTGCCGCAGTCCTTGTTCTTCTGTTCTTTACGACTTGGGGGGAGCTGGGGATGTTCATCAAAGACGCCAAACCTGAGATGAAGCCCGATACCAAACTTGGGGAGCGATAATGTGGGAAAACCGAACGCTTCTTCCTTTGGCGCTATCCGTAGCATTGCTTTTGTTGTTGTCCTCCTTATCTCCCTTGTGGCCACAGCAGGCGTCTTCAGTTACAAGTATATCCAATCCTCAAGAAACCTCCGAGCAATTACTGCTGAGATGGGCGAAAGTAAACGCGCTCTTGCAGAGCTTGGACGACTCGAACAAGAAGCAAGAGTCATGGCTTCAGGACTCCTTGAAACTCTTGCAGCAAAACAAAGAGAGCTTGAAAGCGCAGAGGGAAGAGTTGCTTCTATTGAAGAACAGCTACGACGAAGCCGTGAAAGAGAAGCAGAGGATAGAAGTAGAATTGAGTCTCTTGAGAGAGGACTTGCGGAAAGCGACAGAATCCGGGAAGCTCTCGATGGAGCAATCACGGAATCTCTTGGAGAAACTGGAAGAAACGGAGAACTCATACATGACCTTGGCATCGAACTTTCGGAAATTAGAAAGATCTATCAAGAAGCTGAAGAGGGACATTGAATTCTGGCAGTTTGTCGCGGGCGCGGAAGCAGTTGTAATTGTCGTTCTCTCCGCGATCAGCATCGTGGCAGTTATCTTCTAGCAACTAACGAGGAGCACAAATGGCAGTCAACGTACTGATCATGGGAGACACCCACGGAGGTGCAGCGGGCGGTCTGTTGCCGCCTTCATATTGGTCCGAGCAACTGAAGGTGATGCAATCTTTGGCCTACGGATGGTGGCTTGAAGCCATTACTGAATTCGGACCCTGGGACGTTGGACTCTTCACCGGAGACGCAACAGATGGCGAGGGGAAGAAAGGGACCATGGATACCGTGATTCCTGATACCCTGGAGCAGGCGGCTTCACAAGAAGAAATATACGCTGCCCCCGGAATAGAAAAACAAAACATGTACTTTGTCAGAGGCACCCCCTTCCACAGTTCCGGAACCTACAACTACGAAGATCCGCTGGCAAAAGCTCTCGGGGCATCCATCGAAAACGAACAACTAGTTTCCATTCTCGGCCTCAAATTGCATCTCCGTCATGCCCTTGGAAGAAGTGATACCGCCTACGGGCAGGGAACGCCTCTGTTCCGCGAGAGCATACGGGATCTGGTGGACGCCACACTTTCGGATCAGGAGCCCGCTGATATCGTGATCCGGGGGCACGTCCATTATTCCTGCAGGATGACAATCGGAAAGCGGACGGCAATCTCGGCTCCGTGCATGGAGTACCCTGACTCTGTATTCGGAAGGACGTGCCGGGGGATGTACTACGACATGGGAATCGGGAAGCTGGTGGTTCGCAGTAGCACGGATTGGGAATATCATCCCATTCTCATGCCGCTCAAAGTTGTCAAGAGGCGGGAGTACAAAGAGATATGCAGCGGGGAGGAGTTCTCTCACAAATGAAAACTAGAGACATTGAGGTCGCAGTAGCAAATCATTTCGGATATCGAAGAAACTTGATTGTTCCGAGAGTCTCATGGGGGTTGGATTTGCATGAGTGCGACATGCTCATTCTCTCTAACGCCGGGTATGCATCGGAAGTAGAAATAAAAGTAAGTAAGAGTGATCTTCTTCGAGACTCCGACAAGAGTCATAGGCACAACAGCAACAAAGTAAAAGCTTTGTGGTTTGCAGTCCCGGAGTCACTCGGTGAATTTGCGCTCACTAATACGGCTTTAGATGTAGGAGTTTTTGTTGTTTGTGAAAATTCGTACCGAGGTAAAACAAGAAGGTGCAAAATATTAAGGCCTGCAAAACTTCGAGTCAACTCTAGAAAGTTTACTGAAGGCGAACGGCATCAGCTAGCCAGACTGGGGCTTATGCGGTATTGGTCTCTTCGGTCGGATGTGTTTGACAATGAAAAGGAGTTCTCAAATGGCCGATGATATTGTAGTAGAAGAGGCCTCGGAAGAACTGAAGGCTTGGCTTGCGTCCTTGCCGAAGAAGAGGGTGGGCACGCGCTGCTTCCACTTCACTCCTCTCATGGACCAGAAAATATTGCTTGCGTACAACGTGACGCCGCGCTACGTGCTGACAAAGGAAATCGGATGTTCTAAAGATACCTTGAATGCGAGGTATCGATATTTGACGGAGAATAAGGGAGGGAAGAGCGATGAGTGAGGGAAGGGATTCGGTAGGGTACGATCAGGTCAACAAGCCCAAACACTACAATGTACACCCGTCCGGGGTCGAGTGCCTTGATGTGAACAAGCACATGGGCTATTCGGTGGGCAATGCATACAAGTATCTCTTTAGAAATGAAGAGAAGCACTCCGACCCTTTCCTTGACCTCCGAAAGGCCCTTCAATATATCAGGATCGAGATAGCGCACAGGGAAGAAAAAGAGGCGCTCGACAAGATCACGGCGAAGGCTGTAAGGGTGTCCGAGGCATCCCCCAAGTATCAGGGGGACGCTTTGTTTGAACTGTGGCTGGCGGAGCTGGAGGACGGGAGATCAGGGATTCCGCATCTTCAGAAGGCGGCAGTGATTGTCGAGAAGGAATTGGATCGGAGGGCTTCGGGGGGAGCGGGGCCGGATCGATAGGAAAGTGCCTATAGGGTATAGCTTGAGTCTATACCCTAGGAGGCTAATAGTTTTCCATGGGAAGTTCCTTTATTTCTTTGTCTATCCTCTTCAGTTGTTTTATAAACTGCGGTAGGCCATCTCTTTCAAGACGGATAATTGCAGTATCCCCGATATGGAGTAACAAACACTCGTCATAAACGTCTCCGTCGGAGTCGTGCAGATTCACGGAAAAAGTAATGTCCAAGAAGTGCCTCCTTTAGAATATCCCGAGCAACATTTTGCCATAGTCTGTGTTGCACAGACCCAAGAACTCAAACTTTCCTTGCACCTCCTGAAGGTCCTCTGTCTGAGGGAGTTGCTCCACGCCATTCAGCGTCCATTTGATAGACGAGAAATCTTCTTTGTTTATGCCGCGTATGTATTCCACGCAATGTTTGAGTTCCGCGAGGTCAACTTCCATTCAGGTCTCCTTTCTATCTCGTGTAACGAAAACGGAACGTATGTTTTCGATTACTCCTATATCATACACAGACGGTTCGTCAACAGTAAATCCGTACTTTTCCGCTATTTCAGACCATTGCTTGTGCGTTTCGGTTGCTGCATCCCACGCAACATCAAAAAATAACATGTAAGGCAGACTTATTTTCATGCTTCTTTCTCCTCCACCTTCCCTTCCAGCTCTTCCCCATAGAACACATGGTCGAACTCCTTGTCCGGAACGTTTATCACCATACGGCGGACGAAAGCGATGGAGGAGTCCTTTGAAAGATCCTTCTCCAAGTTGTTCAAGTAATCAGGGTTATCGTCATTTCCGTAACTGTCAATTGCTCCTCGCAGGTCCGGAGCGTACTCCCCGGCGTAGCGTTCTTTCATTTGGGCGAACAAACAAATAATGGTCATGCTTCCTTCTCCTTCTCCTTCTCCTTCTCCTTCTGAAACCGTTCCGCGACAAAAGCAGCGAAGCCCTCGTCGATCCAATCAAACTCCACGCCTTTCTCTTTGTACCCGTCGCACCATCCCCTGCTGTAGGCTTGGTGCAGGAGTTCGGATAAACTTGTGTCTCCGTCGATGGTCAGTTGCTGGAAGAATTCCATTTTACGTCGTGCCTCCCCATTAAAACACTTGTGTAGGCCGTCGCCTATCTCGTCAGCCAACTTCTCCCTTATTCCTGTGTCTTCTGCTTGCTTCCCTTCACTTAAATACCAGTCAATTACGTGGCCTATTTCGTGGAATATGGAGTCCTCCACATACGTCTTTGACAGCCCTTTTGTGATGTAGATTCTGCTGCCTTCGTCAGGATAAAAAACACGAGCTATTGTCTCGTCGTTGTCCGGGAACG